AAGCTATATCAGTATAATATTCCTTTCTCTCTAATCCCGTAGGATTATTAAGGGTAAAACACCAGTGTTTAGCCTTAGTCCTAAAGACTAAGTATGTATGGTCAGTGGACTGACCATAGCAGCCTAAGGTAATACTATAACTTAGGCTGCTGCGGTCTTAATACATACGTCGCAGTAGGTTCTGCTAGTGACTTAATAGACCTCTTCTTGGTCAAATCGATTGTATTTTTTTTGCTCCCACCATTTTGCTGTGGTTCCATTTTAACGTTTAACTTTTAGATTAGTCGAAGTACGTGGGTGCCAGACCACCAGGGCAGTGAAATAAAATAGACAAAAAAAGTCTAGTCATGTGTAGTCCATAGCCACGGCATAATACCGTGGCACAAATAAAATGTGCCAAGGGCACATAATATTTAATCTTTAACTAAATACTAAAACATATCCGTCACCGAATAAGATCCCAGGGGGCCCTATGGCCCCCCTGTTGGACTATAGCCACTACCCTCTTTGCTACCTATTGTAGACGCGTAGTGGCCTAATGTATTTTGTGCTGGGGCCTATTGTAGAGTGTGGTGGGCCTATTGTAGACTATGTTAAAGGGAAGAAGTTACGCTCGTAAGTGGCCTATTGTGTTTCTGTCCACAGGGCCTAATAGAGAGCGAGCATAAAACCGTTCCGATTACTACAACGACCCCCCCTCACGCCTATGGCATACCCTCGCACAAGCTAAGCAAGTGCTCTGCCCCAGGGCCTAACCTAGGTTTAGGTTTAGGTTAAGGTTTAGGTTAAGGTTAAGGTTAAGGTTAAGGGTACTCGACCGTACCCTTTCTAATAATGTATATAGTATTTAAATAAACGGAGCTTTCATCTTATCGGGTATTCAACGAAATGGAAGTGGACAATCCAAAGAAGCGCTCACGAAGAACTACGAAATACGTGCCGAAGCAATACGCCAACGCAGCAATACCTTACGGGGTAAGTAAACCAAATGCCTATTGGCGTATCAAAAAAGACTTGGCACCTGACCAATACTGGAAGAAACGCTACTGGCGCAGACGAATTACAGGACGCGGTGCCTACACTATGAACAAAAAAGAAGGATTTGGAAAACGATGGGGAGGGTATCTTGGCAGCCGATTAGGAGAGATGGCGGGTGGAGGACTCCACTCGCTTGTCTCTAAAATAACCGGCCTTGGAGATTATTCTGTCAGAAAGAATGTATTTATGGATGGCCAAATCCCCCAAGTAACTAACCCCACAAGCGGGGGTGTCGTTATACGCCACTGTGAATTTTTGGGGGATGTAACAACAAGTGCTGTCGCAGGAACCTTCACTATCTCAAGTTTCTTAATTAATGCCGCCAATTCCCTGACTTTCCCTTGGTTGTCACAAATTGCGGCAAATTTTGAGCAATACGAATTAGAGGGATGCCTCTTTGATTTTCGTTCTACGAGCTCTGATGCTCTGAACTCAACCAATACAGCTCTGGGTTCCGTTATCATGGCCACTCAATATGATACCCTGGACAATATTTTTGCAAGCAAAAGTGAAATGCTAAACTACGAGTACTCGACTTCTTGCAAGCCGAGCACATCAAACATGCATATGATCGAATGCGACCCCCATCAAACAGCCGAACACCTATTTTATACGCTACCTTTGGTAGCTCCACCAACTACGGGAGATCCTCGCTTATATCATCTTGGAAGATTTAACATAGCGACAGTTGGGTTTCAAGGGTCTAGCGTGAACATTGGAGAATTACACGTAACTTATCAAGTTCGCCTCCTGAAACCTAAATTATACACATCGCTTGGATTTTTAGATGTTAGCACTCAATTTATTGGAGCAGGTCCCACTCCTGCTTTTGCATTCGGGGACCCTGGTCTTACTTTGCAAAGCAACAATTTTCTGGCCAGTGGATTCTTGTTGGATCAAACAGCAAGAACAATTACATGGCCTAGAACCAATGCAGTGCTATTTTGGAGAGTGGAAATTACATGGGGAGGTGGTGTTGCCGCAGCCCCAAATTTTATTGTGCCAACCACAACATGGACAAATGGGTCTCAGCTAAATGGAATTGATTTTCAAAAACAATACCCCTGGACTAGTTAGAGCGGCAGTATTGCTAGGAGCAAAGAATGACACCAGTGGACTCCCTTTGATTCTAACACTTGGAGCAGGGGGAGTATATCCCACGACAGTGAATGCTTGCACTGTCAGGATCAATAGAGTAAACCCTCTGGAGGGTGCTATTTAAATAAAAAAAATATTTATTTTTTATTTTTTACAAATTTTCTAAGTTAGAATCTTCATCAGAGCTTTCAACATAGTATGGGGCATCGTCATCCATTGGTTGGGTGGGAGCATTCCAGTCATCACTGAGTTCTTCTACTTGTTCGACTGTATCCGCAATTCTGGGCTTGAAGGGTTGCACCAAGTGCCGTTCTCTGAAGCGGCGCTGGATAGCATGGCACAAAGTCGTATCATGGCTGAATACGTCTTCAATTGAATAGTTGGATGTAACCACCAACTTGGAGGGGCGAATTTGGACTGTTGTCCCTTTCATTTCCCCAGGGAAAGCGTAGCGATCGCCCCATCTCTTAAGATGATGGCCCAACACCGAATGGACTTTGTCAAAGTCATCGATTAACACAGGGCCATTCCCTTGATAGCCATCCCACCATTTGTTGGCCGCCTTATCAAAGTATCCAGGATTCTCCTGTCTAGCCATATAGGACTTGCCAACCCCAGGAGCCCCCCAAATCCATTCCCCACAGACTTCTTTCAAGTCTGCCGGAGCTGTCATATAGTCCTGACGGATCCTCTTAATGGTATGGTAATGGTTAAAGAACATCCCGGGCTCATCTTCAATGAGCTCTTCAAAGGCCCCTGCCTTGGCCTTCTTAATCACAGACCGATACTTCTCTGCCTTGGCCTTGCCCCCGGCAGAACATCCTTCTTTGGGAAGGACACCATACTCGACAAACTTGTTGTCTTTCTTGCAGTAGTCCGAGGCTTGCTGAGCAGTGCCTCGTTTCACCTCAAAGTGGCCACGGGGCATCCACTTTGTAACAGCCGTAAAGAGTTTCCGTTGGGTAAAGACCACATAGCCTTGCAAGTGCGGGGTTTCCTCTTCACCAACTTCATCTCCGACTACCATGTAATCGATACCCTTAGTGGAAGCTATATCAGTATAATATTCCTTTCTCTCTAATCCCGTAGGATTATTAAGGGTAAAACACCAGTGTTTAGCCTTAGTCCTAAAGACTAAGTATGTATGGTCAGTGGACTGACCATAGCAGC